GACTGGCACTCTGATAATGTCACCAGTTATTTCTAAGAAGTCTACAAGCAATCCTTGTGCTTGCATCTCATTTATTAAATCGTGTGTACTCTTCCCTGTACTAAAACCTAAGTCGTTATAGAGTACGTCCTTTTTCAGGTACTTTGTTAAATCCATTTGCAGCTCTCTGGTCATCTAACTCGGCTTGCACGTTCGCCCAGTTTAGATATTCTCTAACAATAGAAGCAAAGACTCGTTTTCTGTTCTCCCTATCCCATTGATGTAATGGTTTATCTGCTTCTTTTAATGTTAAATCTAAATATAAATCTTTGGTTTGTGCTATAGAGTATTCAATACCATCATCATTTAATTGTGCTTTGTTAGGTAGCCTTTCGCCATCACTAATCTTTTTTAAATGATCCATACTGCACGCACCAAGCCAATGTTCTCCATCTTGTTTTAAAAAAGGGCCAGCTGGACGCTTACAATAAGCGCACAGCGTTGGCCTACGTTTTGCATCAAAATGGTACGTTGTCATCATCAAGCGTAGTTGATCCCATTGCTTTGAGATCTGCTTCTGATGGACCTGTTTTTATATTGTCGTCTTCAACAGGTTTGGGTGCTGATACCATATTTGTATCAACTGGTTGCCATCCTCTACCATAATCATCTTTTATTTCAAGATAACCTTTCTTTCCCATGACAAGTTCAGCAGAAACGCTTTTACCCATACATGCTGTTGATGTATCTTTGGGAATTTGTTTTATCCCCATAGCTTTACACATCATCAAACATGATTGCGCGCCCGCCTCAACTGCTCTTGGATTATCAGACTCTAAAGTAAAAGCTATATTTATTCTAAAATTTGAGTCGCCGACTAAAAAATAGTGTCTTTCAGCAACCCAAGATCCTGTATCTAATAGACTGTCTTTATCATCCTGTTCCTGCCAATGCAGTATATGTCTTCCAGGTTCTATTTGTCCTGTGCTTGTTTGTGTAGTCATTTCTACATTTGTCAAATCCATATTTTTTCTCCTTTTTTAAATCCAACATTTATATTCAACGCAGTCGTCCTCTTTAGCTCCACAATAGTTACAATAACCATCTGTGTATTGTGGATCATCACCAGGATCAAACTCGTTATACTCTAATAGCAATATCTCATTCATTTCAACATCTGCTCCCTGATTGCTTGCCAATCAAAAGGCATCTCTGAATCTAAACCAAATCTATTCTTAGCTTGGAAGCCAGGTGTTTCTTGTGTGAATATTGTTCTATCACCTTGTTTTAGTTTAGTAGTCATGCCACCGCCTTTGCCTTTTACTTGAATAGTACCAATCTTGTAGTTAGCAAAAAATACAGCGTCACTATGCTCTATGATTAAATCAGCTGCTTTTCTGTGCAGTTTAATCTGATGTCTGTCATGTGGCTCGCTTGATGGATCTTCATATCTTTTTACTTCGTTATGTGCAATTTGTAGAATAGTAAATCCTTTTGCTCGCAACTGATTAAGTAAACCAAGATATTCTTTCCAAGTCTCAAGACAAGCCGCATAGCCTTTTCCATATGCTGGTGCAGAGATATCTGGCCAACCATTCTTAAGACATACATGCTCGTGCATTAATGTTTCTAACCAATCCAAACTATCTATAACAACAGTTTTGTATTCACTATCATCATTGATTAATGCTCTTAAGTTATCTTCAAACTCGGTATATGTGCTAGCCACAGGAAAGTGTGGACATTCTATTTTACCGATACCATCTTCGGCTTGCACTATGATTGCTTTATTCATAGTTGCGCCAAAGGTTGTCTTACCAATGCCACCTGGACCATAGATAACCATGATTGGTGGTTTTAGTTTAGCTTTTTGTCTTATGTTAGCTAGACTCACTTAGACACCTCTATCTGTGGTTCATCTGCTGGCTCAACTATTTGCTTCATACGAGCCTCATAAGACGCAAGTAAAGTATTAAGATCATCAATATCGTTTTGTGCTTTCACAGTAAACTCATCTCTGACCTGTCTCTTTTCTTGCCATCTAGCCATCAATCGCTTTGCTTCTTCTGGTAACTCAGAGAGCTTATGCTCTTTACCATCCTCAGTAAATTTAATTGTTGGCTCTTCAACATTTTCTGTTTTATTTTCTTCAACCATTTTAGTCTCCCTTTTGGTTTTGTTTATAGGTATCACATACTTCCTTAGCATTACACCAACGGCATCCGTCTTTACTATAGTTATATGTGGGTATTTCTTCAAAGCAAGCATCAGCTGCTGGCTTTAAAGTTTCATAAGCCCATTCAACTAAATTAATAGCTGATATGGAATATGATCTGATTGGACCATCTTTATGCCAACCTCTTGGTTGCACGATAGTCATTTGAACTGTGCAGTCATCGCCGTATCTAGTTAATGCACCTAACGCATAGATACGCATTTGTGGGTTGTCTGCTTCTACCGCCCACTTACCTGTTTTTAAATCTATTATTTCTATGGTGTCTTTACCAATAAGAATAGCATCTGCTGTACCCCATAGATCTGTATGTATCTCTGGCATGTTCACCTTTTCTTCAATCAAAGGTCTTTTGATATCCAGCTCTTGTACTCTTTTGTCTATGTACTCTACATAAGTATTAGCACAATCAATCATCTCTTGATCTACTGTAATGTCAAAGTCTTCTACATGATGTGTAGTACCTAGGTAATACTCTTCTATAGTTAAATTATTGAGTCTACCTTTTAATAGTGTCTCAACCATTTCGTGAATCAATGTACCAGTAGCAGCGGGTATGCCTACCTTGTATTCTACATCCATGCTCGCAAGTAATTGTGGCATACCTGGACATGCCATCCATATCTTTGCAGCTGATGGACTTAACTTAGCGTGTGCCATCAACAGAAATATAAGAGTCTTGTTCCATTCTTTGCACATCTTCAAGATCGTATAAAATCTTGCCACCAATTTTGAAGTAGTTTGGTCCTTGACCTCTGTATCTTCTGTTATCTATTGTTTTCTTGCTAACTCCCCAGCGTTTTGCTAAGTCTCCAACTTCTATGGTATTTGATATGTCAAAATTCTTTTCTAATATTTCCATAAATTTCCCTTTTATTTATATTTTTGTTTATAATATACCAATATTACTAATTTACAAGTAGTATAATAATAAAAAAGTGGAGAAATTTTATGAATAAAACTGTATATGCACACATGAATATAGGAAATGAAAAGGACTGGGATCAAGCAATAGACAAGCTTGCAACCAACAACCAAGTAGCTGGTACACATTACAAGTCAGCCAGAATACAACCCATTGACTATATCTATGCTAACAACCTGTCTTATAACTTAGGTAGTTGTCTTAAATATATAACTAGAACTAAAGGTGATAAGAAAGATAGAGTAACTGATCTAATGAAAGCTAAACACTTTATAGATTTAGAACTACAGATGGTTTATGGCGTAGATGCTGATGGTAACGATATAGGTAAATATTCTGTAGAAGTTTCTCTAGATTAAGAGGTAACTATGAATTTTGATGCGTTTGACGATCCAATTCTTAAAGAAAGAAACGGAAGAAAACCTATCTATGTAAACAAACATCTTGCTAGAAAGTTTAGAGATTTTTGTAAAATGGAACAGAAAGAACCACATGATGTGGCTGAATATCTAATATCTTTAGGTATGAACTCTGTAACACATTATAAAGATCCTACTGTGTCTGTTGACATTGAAGCTCTTTAAATAGGTTTTCTACATTTTTTAGCGAGTCAATCGCTTGGATATCTTTGTCTTCAACAGATACTTGCTTGCTACCATCAGGAAAGAAAAACATTACCTTCTGGCAATTTAATGCAACCAAAGCATATACATCTATATCACCTTTATCATAAAACCTAGTCTTGGAATGAGATCCACATCTAAGATCAAACCTCCAGCTCTTTCTAGCTTTCTCTATTTGCTTTTGTGTTTTGACCTGGCACTTGTAAAGAGTTTGGCCAACCTCAAAGATGATATCGGCTTTAGAACCATGTGGCATAACAGTAACAGTATCAGAAAGGGTAGAAAGCACCGAGGCTACTAAATATTCTCCAGATCGGCCAACTCTTTCTGATTGGCGTGGCATAAGGTTATTGGGTGGTTTGCCCTACAGGTATAGGTGGTTGCGATAGGGATTGTAAAAATTCTTGTCTGTTTTGCTTAGTAATTTCTGCTTGTATTTCTGGCGGGTAATCTAAATTGTTAGTTATCGCTAATATGTTTGTTACTATTTTGAGAGCCTCACCTTTTGAAATATCCACCATTGCTAATTTTTCTAATTGCTCAACTGAATTTTTATTTACAAATATTTCTGCTAAATTTTTAGTTGTTCTTTCTTCAACCTTTTTACCAAACTTGCTTGCAAATTTTACAGTCCACATAAATGCACCGATTTGAGCTGCTTCTCTGGTAAGTACAATTTGGCTGGGTGGTCTTTCTGGATTGTCTATATTAGAAATTTTAGCAGTTCTTTTCAATACCTGATTAAATTTATCAAAACCTAACAATACATTATTTTTATTTAAACCTTGTGCTTCTGCTACACCAGATAAAACAGCTTTAAAATTAGCATCTGCATTTTTTGTTCCTGATAAAGCTTTATACATATCAAAACCAGCACCAAATGAAGGCCTCCCTAACTTTGTTTCTGCATATAATGTTTTGTTAATTATTTCATCAAAATATGCTCTAGCTAAATTTGGAAATGCTTGTTTGTCAATTTTATTAAGGGTTGTATATGTTTGTCTTATGTTCGCTGGTTTAACATTTGTTACACCAAAAATTTGGTTTTTAATTTTTGATGGTGTAACTCCTTCACCTTTTAAAAATGGTTTTATTGATTCTAGAGTTGGTTCAACTATGTTATTAGTGATATCAATATATCTTTGTGAGCCAGCCGCATAGTTTGGATTTGTTTTGAGTGCATTATCTATGTCATCCAAGATAGGTGTAAATTTAGCTATTTGATTTTTTGTTAAAGATTCTGCTTCAATAGCTTTACCAGTTGTAGAGTTTGTTACAGCATCTCTTTGTTCTCTAAATATTTCACTAATTTTTTTAACACTTGTTTCTGGGACTATTTTTGTTTGTGTAGCAGTTTTATCTAGTGGTATGCCATATTGGTCTAATATGTTAAGAGTCTCATCTTTTGGCGTAATTTCTTTTTTTATCAAGCGGTTTCTAAATTTGATTAGTTTATTTTTTGTCGGTCCTTTGGCTGTTTCTTTTATTGCAACATTGATGTTGTCAATAATATTTGAAACTTGTGTTTCACTTAAAAATTCATTATCAGCTATTTTGTATCCAGCTTCTTGTGATTGTAATGTTCTATTTTGCCTAGCTTCTGTTATAGCTTTATCTGCTGAAATATTTGCATCTTTCATTACTTTTCTAAGATCGTCTGGATTTTTTGCAATTTTTTCATCAAATAAAAATTTTGCAACATTCTGTAATTCTTCAGGTCTGTTCTTGACATACTCATACATAATCCTGCCACCTACAGGTGTACCATATACTGATTCACCAAGCTTGGTAAGGATGTCGCTATCTATTAATTCTGGTGCAGTTAAATTTATGCCTTTCTTATTTGCATATTTTTCAACCTCTATTGCTAAATTAATCTTTTCTTTTGGCACACCTTCTAATGATTTTGCTGCTAACTTAACAGCTCTGTTTGGATCTGTTATATAGCTTGCAGTTGTTCCAGTTGCAATAGATGCTGCTATAGTTACACCAGGGCCGTAACCTCTTTGTTCTGCTTGTTCAGCAACAACACCTGTAGGTGCGCCAACTTTTAATGCTCGTACTGGGCCTAATCCCATTGTAGGGAAAGTAAATTCACCTATAGCTTGCGAATATCTACCAGCAGTTGATTCTGGTGCATATTCTAATAAGGCCTTTGCTTTAGGTTGTCTTTTTGTTAATTCCACAACATCACTTACTGTTTTTGGATCGATGCCTGGCATCATTCTGCTAAGCGTTTTTACAAAATCAAAATATTTATTTATATTTTCTTTTTGTTGTGGAAATTTTTTAGTTGTACGTTTTTTTAGTTGTGACTCAACCCCACCTTTAATAAACTCTGGAAATTGCAAAGCACCTGTGACACCTTTTGCACCTCCAGAAACAAAACCTTTTGGTATTTCCTTTAATGCCTCTTTTGTGAGTTCTTTTTTTTCTTCTTGTAAACCAGTTTCTAATTGTTTTAGCGCAGCATCATCTTTGGCAGTTAATCCAACTTGGTTGTAAAAATCATTTTTGGGTATGTCAGAATAATATTTAGAATGTAAAGCATCTACAAGTTGTTTATCAGACAAGTCTGAATATTGTGGATATTTTTGCCTGACCTCCTGTATGGTTATAGCCATTATCTAAGCCCTAATGGATCTGCGTTTTGTTGTGCATAGGGAGAAACAAAAGGTGGCAAATTGCTGAATTGGTTTAATTGATCTAAAAATTCTGGATCATTAACATTCAACCTTCTTGCAATATCAATTGTAGTATTATATTCGTTTGTAATTCTTCTAGATATATCTTGCATTACAGCAATCTTTTGTTCAGCATTTACACCTTTAGATATAATATCTAATGCATTTTGAAAATCTCTATCTGATAAACCTCTACCTGATTGTCCTCTTGCAGCTGCGAAAGTAAATGCTAAATCAAGAATTTGTGATTGTATAATAGCTGATCCACCTGACACTTCTGCAATCTTATCGCTATAATCTGTTCCTTCTATAGAAGTTTGTGATTCTTTTAATTGTTTATAAACTGGATTGTCTTTATTTTCTGCTGCAATGTTTGCAAATCCTTTTATATTAGATTTTAAAAATTCTATAGCATTAGCTCCACCTGCAACTAATTTATTTGCTGTTTCAGGATTTTCTGCAACATTTTTAGCAAGGGTACTAACTTCATTAATTAAATTTGTTCCAGTTTTATATTGGTCTAATATTGGTTGTATTTTCTTTTCTAAATTCATATCTGGAGATGGTGCTGCCTCTGTACCAGTTGGTATGTTAGTAACTCTGTAACCTTTTTCAGCAAAGTTTTTTGTACTTGCGAGAGCATCTTTTTTTGATATGTTTTTAACAAAATTACCTTCTCTATCTATAACTTGTAGTAGAGAGCCAGGGCTAGTAGATCTATTTAAAAAATCGCTATATTCTTTAGCAGTAGGTGTTGGATCGGTCAGCACATATTCTTGATAACTTGTTGGAGGTTTTTGTGGTTTTGGTTGCCTAAGTATTTCTCTTTGTGCTGCTCTGCCAGCTACGTCTCTACCTGCAAAAGCGTCACTTAATCTTGCAGCAAGCTCACGCATACCAGCAGTTTTAGCCATTTCTTTTTGTTGATTATATGCTTGTAATTGTTCTGGTGTTAGTTGTGATAATTGATCTGGTTTATATATATCAGCGCCACCAAGTCTTGAAATATAGTTACCGCCCATGCTTTGTAATTTACCAATACTCATTTTTATTTCCTAACCAAAAAGCCCAAATACAGAAGCTAAAATATCTCCTGCTCCAGCTTTTTGTGATTCTGTTCTAGTCGTACCAACAAGCGGTGTACCCATACCAGCTTGTAATAAACCAATTTGTTGCTGTGGATATGCCAATGCTCTTTGGAATTCTCTTCTTTGTGCATCAATCGCTCTTTGTTGTAGCGCTTGCTGCTGCGCACCCGCTTGCCCTAGCAACCCTAATCCTTGTAACTGACCAGTCTGTAAACCACCTAATAAGCCTGCTTGTTGTTGCCTTGCTTGTAATTCAAATTGTGGTGCAAACATAGCCATTTGTTGTTGCCTTGCCACATCACGCTCCGCCGCCGCTTGCGCCTGCTCAAAGCCAGACTGCCTTAAACCAGCAGCTGTTCTTGCCATCTGCTCTGCGTAAGGTCGTTGCGACTCAGACTCTAATAATGCTGATCTTGAACCACCAAATGCGCCTGCTCTTATCGCACGCTCCTGCGCACCGCCTCGCGCTATATCAGCTTGCTTTTGTATGTCCTGCATTGCAAGATCTATAACTTGTTGCTGATAAGGTGATTGATATGCGCCAATGTCTTGACCAAGTAAAGATGCAGCTTGACCAGTCATAGGTCTAGCTTCTTGTGCTAATCCTTGTAAAGCTTTTGTTGGGTCATAACCCATACCAGTTTCAAATAGTCCTCTAGTCGCCTGAAACTGTCGTAGTTGATCTGGCGAGAAACCTGCGACCATTGGGCCTGTGTAAGGTATAAACGGCTGTTGTGCAGCGCCTCTAGCTGCGCCAAATAATTCCTTAAACTGTGCTTCTTGGAAAGCTGGTAAAGTCGCAGTTTGTTGTGTTGTGGTTTTTCCTTTACTCATAAGTCTTTTCTAATTAAATATTCTGTTTCAAATCCTAGATGTTTTAGTTTTCTTGTCCATCCTTTTCTACCGCCACCATACAATCTTTTGATGCCAGCTTGTTTTGCGAAGGCTTCTATGGATGGTAGCATTGCTTCTAGCTCTTTATAATCACCACCACAAAATAAAAGATTCATCGCTTTAACCTGTGGATATATTACAAATTCTGTTATGTATGCAGACTTTTTGCCTGGCCATAAATGGAATATTCCACCTCTTAT